AGATCATCCGATGGGCTGCCGGGCTCGGCGTCGCCGTGGTCCACCGGGACACATGGGAAGAGGACCCCGAGACGGGGCGTCTGCTCCCTGCCCTCGACGTATGGCATGCGAGAGCACTGCGGTGGGACTCGGACGCTAGCGAGTGGAAGATCCGCACCCGCGAGAAGCCCGGCGGGGTCACGCTGACCCCTGGCGACTCTGAATGGATGCTGCTCACGCCGTATGGGAAGAAACGCCCGTGGGCCAAGGCACCGTGGTTCGGGCTCGGGCTGCTGTGGTTCGCAGCTCAATGCGCGAAGGTCAACCTCTTCGAGTTCAACGACACCCACGCTCTCCCTACGCGCGCGGCAGCGAACACGAAGCCTGACACCCATGGGCTCACCGACGAGGCGCAGAAGGAGCTCGCCGACGAGGTGGCGGCGCTGGTGCGCGGCGGGTCAATCGTACTTCCTGACGGCTATGAACTGAAGCTGCTCGAGGCATCGGCGAAGAACTGGGAGGCCTTCGTTAAGGTCTGCGACGAGGTCTGGCCGAAGGCAGTCGCGATCGCGATGACCGGGAACAACCTCTCGACTCAGGTGGACGGCGGGTCCTTCGCTGCGTCGAAGACCGCCGAGAACGTCACCTACGACCGCAAGCGCACGTTCGCGCGGTGCCTCGAGACGACAGCGCGCGACCAGATGCTGACCTGGTGGGCTGAGTTCAACTTCGCCTCCACCGCTCCCCCGTGGCCTAAGTATGCGATCGAGCCCCCCCGCGATCTGACCGCTGCGGCCACACGCTTCCAGCAGGGGGCACAAGGCCTCGCCACGCTAGGCAGCGCAGGGTGGGAGGTAGAGGAAGGGGAGGAGCAGAAGGTCGCAGAGTTGCTCGGTGTTAGGGTTCGGCGAGCTGTCGCCCCTGCTCCGCTTCCAGCGGCGGCCTCCGGCGATCGCAGCGTGGCAACAGCTTCCCTCCTGCACGCCAGGGCAGTGGCATCAGATGACGGGCAGGCGCTTAGGGATGGGCAGGTGGTAGCAGACGCGGTCGTCGAGCAAGCGGTTGCCGCGGCCGCGAAGGCGATTGCGCCCGATCTAGCCACGCTCAAGCGCCTCATCGACGACGCGACCGACCCGCGCGATCTGCGAACCAAGCTCATCACCGCCTACGGGGCTATGGACCCCGCCGCCTGGGCGGAGCTCACCTACCGAGCCGAGGTGCTGGCCGCGATGGCTGGTCGCTTCTCCGCGACTGCGGAGGCGTAAGTGCAAGAACTGGGTGACCTTCCCATCGAGGAGGTGTTCGAGCGGTTCGACGAGGCGCTAGCGTTCTTCCGAGCGCGGACCCCGATGCCGGCAGAGCAGTTCTACGCGCTCGATGCGCAGGCGCGACAGAAAGCCTTCACGGTCTCGAACGTGGGGCAGATGCAGATGGTCCAGCAGGTGCTGGACTCGCTCGACAGCGCGCTCGAGACAGGACAGGACCTCGATAGCTGGAAGGATGAGATCGGCCCAGCGCTTGAGGCCGCGTGGGGCGGCGAGGTCGAGCACCCGGCGCATCGGCTCGCGACCATCTACCGCACCAACGTACAAACCGCCTTCGTGCACGGACGGGTTCGGCAGATGCGAGAGCCAGCGGTCGCGGGGCTCCGGCCGTTCTTCCTCTTCGACGCCATCATCGATGGGTGGCAAACGGACATCTGTGACGCTCGCGACGGCGTACTGCTGCCGGCGGATGACCCGTGGTGGCTGACCAACACGCCGCCTCTGCACTTCAACTGCCGGGCTGGCATCCGCTCTCTCCGTCGTGCGCAGGCGGAGCGCCGCGGTGGTGTGAACCAGCCGGACCCGAGCATCCCAGAAGCTGGCGATGGATTCGGGGCCGCTCCGTCACTGGACCCCAGAGTCCAGGTTGCCCCGTGGAGCCCTGAGGTGAAGGGGCACCCGGCGCTCGAAGGGGCTCGGCTGCGCAAAGAGGCTGAGTTTTTGCGTGACGAGGAAGCGCGGCAGCCAGGGCGGCGCTCCGCGGTAGCCATAGGCGACTGACCCAATGCGCACCACCTTCTGGACGTCGCTGCCTGCGCTCGCCATGGGCGCTCCGCGTGCTGTCCAAACGACCCCGGTGGCGGCCGAGCGTGCCGCCCCACTCAGCGCCGGCCGCCACCGTGGGCCTAACTCCGAGACCGCTATGGCGAAGTCTACATCTCCGATCTACATCGCGGCAGAGATACAGGAGCGCGCGGCGCTACCTGCTGACGAGCCTCTGGGCCCAGCAGACCGTCCACGCGTATTGCACGTCGTCGCCTCCACTGGAGCGGAGGACTCGCACGATTCGGTCCTGGTGCAGAACTGGGACCTGACGCGGTACAAGGCAAACCCAGTCGTTCTCTGGGCGCATCGCCGCGACGAGATCCCGATTGGGACCGCCACGGTGTACCTGGTCGACGCCCAGGAAGGGCAAGGACGGCAGCTCGAGGCGGACATCACGTTCCCGCCTCATGGCAAGTTCCCGCGCTCAGACGAGGTCTGGGACGCCTGGGACGCGGGGCTCCTACGCGCGGTGTCGGTTGGGTTCAAGCCGCATACGACGCGCTGGGAGAGGATTAGTGACCGCGAGGTGCTGTTCTTCGACGACCTCGAGCTACTCGAGTTGTCGTTCGTCCCAGTCGGTTCGAATCCGGAGACGCTCGCTGCGGCGCGGGAACGCGCGCTTGCCGAGCGCGGCACCACCGAGACAACTCCTGCGGCCGCTGTGGCCGCGCTCGCCCGTCAACCCGCGGCCGAGGCCGCAACTCCCCAGGAGCACCGCATGGACCCGAAGTTCCTCGCGCGTGACCTCGGCCTGCCCGAGGACGCCACCGAGACCCAGATCCGCAGCCTGATCGCCGAGCACCGCACTGCAGCGGCAGAACGGCAGGCGCTGCTTGACGCTGTTGGTGCGCCGACCGTCGACGCAGCGCGTGGCGCCATCGAGGCGGGCAGGGTCGCGTCCGCCGAGCTGCCAAAGGCGCAGGCCCGCGTTGCCGAGCTCGAGAAGGACGCAGAGGACCGCGAGCGAGCGGCCATCATCGCCAAGCTCGAGGCCGAGAAGCGCATCACCCCTGTGCAGCGCGATGGGTTCTGCAAGGCGGCCAGCATCGAGACGCTACGTGCCTTCGCTGAGTCGGCTCCCGTCATCCTCGCCGCGAGCCAGCACCGCGAGGCGCCCGTCTCCGGCGCGACCGGGCCCGCGGCACCCGTCACCCACGCAGGCAAGGCCTACGAGGAGCTGACTGGGCCCGAGCGCATCTCGCTACGCGAGACCGACAAGGAAGCCTTCGACTGCCTCCGCAACGACTGGCTGTCCCGCGGGCAGCCCATCTCGAAGTCCGCCGGCTGACGTCGGCGCGCGACCCGTACCAACCCGAACGACTCCACCCCTCCCAGAGCTGAGGAACCACCATGACCATCACCGTCGCAACCGACGTCATCGACATCCAGATCCTGACCGACGCGATCCAGGGGCAGTTCGCGCAGAAGAACGCGCTCGCGAGCGCCCTCACGACCAGCGGGGCCATCGTCATCGAAGGGTCATTCCCTGGACAGGGCCGGGAAGTGATCGGGCAGTCCGTCGAGGTCCCGTATTTCGGGACGATGCCGGAGTTCGTGGACAACCCGGACGGCAATTCGATCACCCCGAGCAAGCTCGGGATGACGAGTGAGACCGGGATTGTCACCCGAAGTTCGCTCGCCTTCCAGGCAAGCAAGTGGGCGCGGAGCTCAGGAAACGCCGACCCCTACGCCGAGGCTGCGCGACAGGCTGAGCTGCAGGCAACGCGGCGCATGGAGGAGCTGATCATCGCGTCGGCGGCGACGAGCCCCGTCCTGGTCGATCTCACCTCGGCCGGCACCGACGTCCTCACCTACGACGCCCTCGTCTGGGGGCTCGCGGAGGCCCTGGGCGAAGACTTCGTGGCGGGCGCCGCCATCGCAGCGCACCCGCTGACGCTGGCCGGACTGGCCACGCAGAAGGACGCGACCGGGCAGTATTTGCTGACGAACCCACAGGACGGCAGCGTGCCGCGCCTGTTCGGGATCCCGGTGGTGCCGAGCGCTCGCACCCCGAAGACGTCGTCGGCGATGGGTGCCGTCACCAGTGCCGGCACCAATCCGCCGGTGCTCACCATCGGCGGCACCCCGCTCGACGCCTTCAAGAAGCTCATGATCCAGTGCCGCCAGCTTGGCGCGCACGGAACCGCTACCTTCCGCTTCAGCACCGACGGCGGGTTGCATTGGTCGGCGGATCTGCTCACCCCGGCCGCGACGGTGGCCATGAATCTGACCGACACCGCCAACGATTCGCTCGTCGGCGTCAACGGAGCTACGGGGCTGACCGTGACTTTTGCGGACGGTGTCTTCGCTATCGACAACGTCTGGACCGCCTACACCGACTTCACCACCGAGACCCAGGTATATCTGCCAGGCGCCGGGGCGTTTTGGTACAACCGCAACGCGCTGGTGATGCAGAGCGACAAGGACATCCTGGACGAC